CTGCGATACCTGACCCAGATACACATCAGTTAACAGCCACAATATTAGTAAGTAAAACAAAGGAGGCATTTTAAATGTCATTAGGAATTAACCGCGCATGGATTGCGCTTATTGATAGTAAGACCAACAAAATTATTACCGGAATTGATGGCATTAATGGCCGTACCGATGACAAAAGCGGTATTTTTCAAGCCGATGTAAAGAGTGCTTGGGGTTTGGTTGGGTTTAACTTAACCAACATGGCCGGAAGTCAAACTGATATTTATGGATCTAACCGAGTCGTTTATATCTCACAAGGTAAGGCAGCACCACAAGGTGTGCTAACAGCCAATGCGTTCCCACATATGGTACTGAATCGTATGTTAGGACGCAAGGACAAGGGAAACGGTGGATTCGAGGCCGCTGGACAAAGTAATACTTATGTTGCTTTGTTGGTTGAATCTGCTGAAACATTTGATATTGAAGAGCCATTATATGTTGGATTCTATAAGGCAATTGGACAAGACCCATCACAAAATATGCAAACAAACAACGCCTCTGAACAACGTCAAACAAATGATGTGACGTTTAAGGCAGCTGAACGAGGTGATGATGGATTTGGGGCATGGTATTACGTAGATATGCCAGCTTATTCAAAAGAACATATGTTTGAGGACTTCTTTCCTGGTGCAGATGTCAGCAAATTTACAACAACCGGTGAAGATATTTCACCAGCACCACAAGGTTAAATATCTTAAATACGACGGAACAGGGTCGCCATTAAATGCACAATACGCAAGGGCGGCTAGTACATACCAATAAGGAGTAACTAATTTATGGCGAAGACATTAACACTAAAGGAATCAAACGAATATTTTGGATTCAAAGAAGGCAAGCAATTAAGTTTTGTGGCCACACAAAAGATGTACCGCCGGACTGTTCAATACAATCGTGATTTGACGAAACAAAGCTTAGAAGATGTCAAGTTACAACAACAAATTCAAAAATATTGGACTGACGTTGAACAATTGACCAATATGATTGAAGATATTCGCCTAAGTACACTCGACGACGACAAGAAGTTTGAAAAAATTGAAGAGTTACAACGTATCTTGGATACAAAACAAAACCCAGCAGCAGATGGTGAATATGTTTTACGGTCAGTTGATCGGGATATTGACGCACTGGACGCAGCCGTTAATTATTTACATGATGTGATTGATGCTTTCTTATCAGAAAAGCAACGTGACACCATCGATGAAGCAAACGGTACAGACACGATTGACCTTGCTCGTCGCGTCGCTGGTTTGATTTTGGGTATTGAAGAAGAGGATGATACTGGTACAAAAAAGTCAGAAGCAGACCGGGAACAAGAAGAGGACGATAAGTCGGGTTTAAACAACTAGTTCATAACTATCAATTTTGGGATAACCTCTTAAAAGACTTGGATTATGCAGAGCAACAGGCTTTATATACGCTGCACATACCACCTACTGAATACGAAGAACAACCGTATGAGCGTATGATGGAAGTTTTGGCTGCTGAATCACGGAATGATCGTCCAATGAGTGGACATGAGTACGTGGCACACCATCAAATTAATCTTGATCAAGCTAATGACCAACTCAAAAAGAAAGGAGGATAGTGATGAATATTTTAACGAGTGAGATGGTATCTCGTGTGACGCTTGATACATCGCACGCCCAAGGGGCATTACGAGACTTGCAACGTGAATCAACAGCCACTACGCGTGAATGGAAATCAATGTCTAGCCAATTATCTGCCGCAGGAGATCAAGCGGGAGCAGCTTCAGCTCGAATGAATGGGTTGGGGAATACGATTGCTAACCAAAAACAAAAAATTGAGATTTTGCAACAAGGGTTGCAAGGCGTTAATCGGGAAACCAAGGCTGGAACTTCTTTATATAACTATTTGCAAAAGGAGTTAGAAAAAGCAGAGCGCCAATTGGGGTCATATGATGGACAATTGAAGCGAGCAAGCGAAACGGATAGATATTATCAGTCGGGATTAGCAAGTTTGACTCAAAAGTTACAACGGAACACAGATATAATGCATATCCGTGAACAACGACTGCAAGCACAAGGACGTGAAGAGGCTGCTGCTAAAACTCATGTAGATGGTTTGAAAAACTCTCAGGAAAGTCTCTCGGGTATCTTGAAAATTCAAGAGAGAGAATTGAATAGAGTGGCGAGTCAAAGCGGTAAGACATCAGAAGAATACCATAAGCAAGCTATGCGAGTAGAAGAGACAAAGAAAAGCCTTGCTGAAACTAGAGCTGAATTGAAGTATTATCAATCGGGACTAGCTGGTGGTGAACAAAAGCTAAAAGAGTTGAACACTGCATTAACCCACAATAATGAGTTGTATAAAGCGAATGCCGATCGTTTAGAGTTGCAGGGACGTCATAACGCTTCGTTACAAACAAAGTTGGCAGGAACTAAAAACGCTTATGCTACTCAGAACAAAGAGCTTAGCGAACAACGTGAACAACTTAAGCGACTTGAATCAGCGCAAGATAGAAGTAACGAATCTTTGGCTAAGCAACGGGCAGAAGTGGCTAAGTCAGAGGCTAAACTGGCTGGTTATGGTAAAGAGATCAAGACGGTTCAACGTGAAGTGGACCATTTAAATCCATTCGGGTTCTCAAAAATGGGACAAGGAATGAACGCACTCTACCAAACATCAAACAAGACATTTGATTCAATGCATCGTGGCTTCCAAAGCGTTCGTAATGGTGCCATGAATGCAGCACTTGGAATTGGTGTCGTTGGCGCTGCGTCTATTAAGGGTGCTCAAATGGCCTCTGAACTCGAGAACCAATACAAAACGACCTTTAATCTACTTGTAACGGGTGGAGAAAAGGCTGCTGAAGCACAGAAAAATGTGAATAAGATGCAGTCGGAAGGCAAGCGCATGTCCGTTGAATACGGAGTGGCGCAGAGTAAAATTGCAGACGGGTATCAAGAACTAGTTAAACGTGGATATTCTTCTGAGCAAGCACTTGGGTCAATGAAGACTATGCTACAAGGTGCCAGGGCGTCTGGAGATGACTTTACAGACGTTGTGCACAATTCAACTGCAGCGTTAGAATCATTTGGAAAGAAGACGGATTCAGTTACAGGAATGGCTAAGAATACCAAGGTTGTGGTTAATCAAATGGCATTTGCTGCTGATGCGACTGCCACGGATTTTAAGAGCATGGGTATTGCTATGGAATATACCGGTGCAACGGCTCATCAATCTGGTTTAAGCTTGTCTGAAACTGCCTCGGCTATCGGTGTTTTGTCAAACAACGGTTTGGAAGCCGATAAAGCTGGTACAGGATTGCGTAAGGCAATTTCATCATTGCAATCTCCAACCAAGAATGCAACCGAAGCGTTGAACGGTATTGGGCTTTCCACGAAAGATTTTGTAGATAAAAGTGGAAAGATGAAGTCTATGACAGAAATTTTCGGTATGTTAAATCAACATACTGAAAAACTATCTAAGTTCCAAAAAGGTCAACTCTTCCATGCATTATTTGGTGCTACTGGAGAACAGGCTGGAGCCATACTATCTTCGAATGCCAAAGACCTGGGCGAGTTGAACAAGAAAGTTGAAGAGTCCGCTAAAGGGCAGGGATATGTAGCAGACCTAGCTAAAAAGAACATGGGTTCAGTTAAAAACGAGTTAGCTCAGTTCAAAGAAGCTGGTAATGCAGCCTTGATCATGATTGGTAAGGAAATGTTGCCAGTCTTACGTGAGGCTTCTGTTCAACTGGTTAAGATTTTTGATTCTAAAGAGGGACAAAAGGGGCTAAGAACATTGGCACATGGTGTTGGTTTCTTGGCAAAATCAACAGCTGATTTTGTCGGATTTTTAGGATCACATACGCATGAAGTGGAAGCATTCGGTGCAGTACTTGGTGCAATGTGGGGCCTTAAAAAAGTTGGACAATTTATTATCTTGGTCAAGGACGCGAAGACGGCTCTACTTGAATTAAAGGCTGTTAGTACGGCTATGGATTTCATTGGTGGTGGCTCAATTGGTAAGATTGGAAAAGTCGCTAAAGGGACCCAAGTCGCAACGACTGCAACCAAAGGCGCAAGTTCTATTGGGGCAGCAACGGCTGGTGCAAGTGAAGCTGAGGCAGTTACAAGTGTTGCAGCTAAAGCTGCGCCGGCTTTAGGGAAAGTATTGTTGAGAGCTACCGCAACTGGCGTAGGTGGTGGTGTTATATCAGGTCTGATGGAAGCAACAAGTAAAAAGCCAATCCATGAAAAAGTGGGCGGCACAATCGGTGCAGGTATCGGAACTGGTATTGGTGCCTTTTTTGGTGGTCCAGGGGGCGCTATGCTTGGTGGAACGATTGGCCAAAAAGCTGGAGAGCTGTGGGGTAATGAAGTTCAGAAGAGCTTAAATAAAAAGCCTATAACGCCAAAGATTAGTCTCCATTCCCAAAATAGCAACATGAAAAGACTTGAGAAGCAATACAATAGTTTCATTGGGAACCTAAGTAAGAATACTCAACTTAACCCAACTATTAGTACAAAAGACTTAAAGTCCCAAGAAAATAGTGTATTAAATTCATACAAGCGTATGGAGTCAGCTATCAATAAGTTCTACCAAAACAAAGAGGCGCAATCGCGAAAAGATTTACAAGTTTTGGTGAAAAATGGTGCAATGAGCCAAAAGGAAGCTGATAAATATTACGAGCGAAGTAAAAAGAACGATACCAAAGAGCAAAAAGCAAAAAAAGACTTACTTAATGGTATGAAAAAGGACACCACGAATTATTATGCTCAATTGCAAAAGATTCATAGTGGCCAGGATAAAAAGCTTCAGGATATCGAAAAGAAGTACGGTAGGAGTTCTAAGCGATATAAGGATGAACAGCAGAAGTTGGAGCAAAAAGCTAATAAAAACTATCAGGATCGTTTAGTAAAAGATAATGATAAGTTCCAGAAAAACATTAATAAGATTGTTCGTTCAGCCAATACGAAACAGTTAGATATTCTTCACGACTTGCAGAAGAAAAAAAGTAAAATTTCACAATCGGAAATGAGGGATTCTATTGCGAAGTCTAACAAACAAAAGAATGTGCTCATTAAAGATGCTAATGAAACTTACCGAAAATCTACTGATAGTGCAAAAAAGAAGCGTGATGAAACGATTCGTGCAGCTGATAAAGAATATTATGAGAATGGTCCAATTTTTAAGAAACAGCACGACGATATTGTTGGTAAAGCAGATGATCAATACAAAAATGCAGTTTCATCAGCAAACAAGCAGAAAAAAGAATCTATTGACCATGCTACAGAGCAACACAACAAAGTTGTAGACCAAGCGACCAAACAGGCACACGAGCACAAGGACGCGGTGGATGATGAAACCGGTAATGTGCTAGATGTTTGGAGCCAAATGTCAAGTGGCCTGGCTGATGTCGTGAATGGTATCACGGGTGGAATCAATGGCTTGTTAAAGGTCATTGATAAAGATCATCCATTACAAATTCCTAAATGGACACCAGGTAACTATGTATCGGCCAAGAAACGAAACAGGGCTTATGGGGCTCATGCGCTTGGCCATCAAGGGCTAACGTCTGATGAAATTGCATTAGTTGGTGAAGAAGGCTTCGAATTGGCCCATCACCCACAAAAAGGGTTGTTTGCTTTAGGCGTTAACGGACCCGAAGTTCGTCCGCTTGATGCGGGTACTTCAATTTTGCCGCATGACTTATCTAAGCAATTTATGGCGATGACTCAAGGCCTACCAGCCCATAAAGATGGTGTGGGTGGATTTATTGGTGATGCCTTTAACTTTGCTAAGGGCATGTTTAAAGATGTGGAATCTGTTCTTGATAAAGGGCCGAAGAAAGCCTTGGATATGATTGAAGATAAGGTTGGTGTTAAAAGCTTTATTAATAGCTTTAGTCAGGCTGGGTCTGGCTTGCTTGGTTTTGCGCGTGGTGGTGTGTCCACTGTTACCGATACCTTGTTAAAACGGATCAAAGGAATATTTGACAAGGCACAACAAGAAATTAATGCTAAAGACATTGGTGCTGGTGGGAACTGGCGCTCTCAAATTGAGAAAGCTGCTAAAGAAGCCCACGTAACACTAGGCTCAGGAGATATGCAAGCCATTATGGCGCGTATTAATAAAGAGTCGGGTGGTCGACAAAACATTAAGCAACAAATCTACGATATTAATACAGCTAATGGGAATCCCGCACAAGGACTATTGCAGTATATTCCGCCTACTTTTAGATCTTGGGCTGTGTCGGGGCATACGAATATCTTAAGTGGATATGATCAACTTATGGCCATGTTCAATGACTCTAATTGGGCGAGTGATATTCGAATGCCTGGTGGTTGGGGTCCCACGGGACATCGCCGTTTAGAAAATGGTGGTCTTACAACCAAGCATCAAATGGTCGAGATTAGTGAGAACAATCAACCTGAAATAACGATTCCAATGGCTAAGGTCAAAGGGAGTCGTGGTTATGAACTACTCGGTCAAGCTGTGACAATGTTTGCAGCTAGAGACCAAATGGGGATGTCAAATGCTTCAAGTGATGCAGCAGTTAATGCTTTGAATGACAAGTTTGATAAGATGCTAAATTACTTAAGTTCAATTGCTGAGAATACGGGTAAAGAATCTGTTTCAAGGACCTATGTTGACCGTAATGAACTATGGCAAAAACAAAGTTCAGATAAGCAGTTGTTTGAACGTCAAAATCTTAATTTCACATAGAAAGGAGTTTATTTGTGAGTCATTTTTACATTAAACAAGTTGGTCAGGAAGAAATTGACCTGACACAGCGATTACCTTCATTAATTTATTTAGATGGTTTGTTTACACCTAATTTCACGAATACCTATCAGGAGAACGTTGGAACCGATGGAAGTCAACTGACATCAGTAGCATTCGGTAAAGGCACGTTCGTTGCTAACTTTTTTATGCCGGCGACTGATTATCATGAGCATCAACTCATGCGCCATGAATTTTATCGGCAGTTTGCTCAAAGACCATTGTTACGCGTACGGACAAGCGATGACCCTGACAAGTGTTTTTATGGTCGACCAGCTAATTTTCCAATGGATTCATTGGCAGACGGTAATAACGATTTTAAGATTCAAGTGACTTTTGAAGTACCAAGTGGCTTTATGTACTCCGTGCGACGAAGCGACCAGCTATCTGATGAGTCATTTGGTATGAATCTGGTAGACGTGTCACCCAGTTATGTACACAATGAGCGTGAGTTTACAATCTATAACGCAAGTGATATTCAGATTGACCCGTATTATCAGCGCCATGATTTGAAAATTAGTATGGCTATTGATGGAGCGGTTACGATAACGAATAAAACGAACGGCACACATTGGTCGTATAAGGGCAATTTGTCGGGAAAAACAAAAGTAGTCCTTGACGGGCTAGTAACTTACAAAGAGGGTAAACAGGATAGTGTAAACACTGATTTTGGGTTTATCAAACTAGAGACAGGTGAAAATGATATTGTTGTTTCGGGTGCAGCAACAAACCATGAAATCACATTCAGCTTTCCATTTTTGTATTTGAGTTGATGAATAACACGATACCAAAAGTTAAGGCACGGAACGGCACCCAAATCGAACCCATGTCTTGCTTAATTTTTAATTCTTTTGAGTGTGATGTGCAAGTTAACACGCAACGGCAAATTAGTTTTGTGGCCAGTGATGATCATAGCTTGGCTTATCGTTTGATTCAAGAAAATAACTTGGTTGAATTTGATGGGCAGGATTATATTATTGAGCAAATCAACCGAGGTTATGCGAATGGATATGCAACTGTTAGTGTGACGGCACTACACATTTATACAGACAGTAATCGAATCATTAAATATGAACAAAATCAAGGAATTAAGACGTACAGTGTTCAAGATGTTTTGAATTTTTATTTTTCAGGTAATCGCTTAGGATTTACTACTAAAGTGATTGGTGATTTTCCTAGGAAACAAATTGAAGGGTTAGGGGGCAATTCAGCCTTTGAAGGGTTGGCTAAGATTGTTAGCACTTGGCCGGATGCGGTAATAGACCACGATAATAAAAAAATCGTTGTATATCAGCATTCTCAAAAGGTTAAGCACCGCGGTAATTGGTTGAGCTATGGCCATAATTCAGACAACATTTCACTAAGCACAGACATTTCTCAAATGATTAATTCGTATTATGTAGAGGGCGGACGAGATAATAAAGATAAGCCTTATTTTCCGGCGCATTTGGTGAAAGATGAAGCATCTATTGCTAAATATGGTGAATGGCCGGGCGGTATACTTTCTGATGACCGCTTCCGTAATGCGCATGATATGGATAACTATGCGAGAAGTCATTTTGTACTAGATCCCCCACTTAATATCACAGTAGATTATGAGGGGCATGAACAGCCAATTTTGAACGAGTTACAGCGATTTGAAATTATCGAGTCCGGTTATGTAACTGATGTTGAAGTTGTGGGGTTTAGCTGTTTTCCATACGATCCTAGTCAAATGACTAAGGTAACGTTGAACAGCTTGAGAAAAACAATTCTGGACTACTTTAATGTGCAACGTAAGCAGCAAAAAGTTGTTACGTATGATAGTCAACAAATTACTCAACAAATTAAAAACACGCTCAATCAGGGATTGGCATGGGACTGGAGGGGAAATGAATAAGATACCGAGTCGTATGACTGTTACGCCATCAGGTTCACAATTTGGAGTAGATCCATATTTTGGAGTATGGGGGCGTATTAATGGAGTACAAAGGAATATGGTTCAACCCGATGGCGTACATTTGATGCCAGAAGATTTTAGCGATATATCTTTGCCAGCCATTAATTTTGTTGATGAACAAGGCATTACTCACCAGCTCGCCATTACAAAAAATCAGTTGCTAACAATTGATGATGAAAGTATTTTCGATTTAAAGGGAAATAGTTTGTGTCTAAGTAGCCCGAATGGACAAAAGTATCGGTTGAAAGTTAGTGATACAGGAGAATTAGGCACTGAAAAGGTGGTAGAGCCAGTATGAACATAGTTGATTACAATGAGAAGTTGAATAAGGTTGTTAAACGTGTAGTCCAATTACAACTAAATGATATTGAAACGTACCCAGAAGTTAAAATTACAAGTGAAAATGATTTAAAAGCCTTCCTAGAAATAGAACAGGCTTTTAATTTTGTCATTGGTAGAATTAATGAACTAGTTTTAAACACACAGTCACAGGGGTGGGTGAATTTTCAAACAGGATTAGGACTTATGACGATGCAACCCATTAAATTAAGCTCGCTTAAATTTTTAGATGATGACCTAATAGCACAGCAAACTTTCCAAAAAATGGAGCAAAAGTTAAACGAGATACAAGCAATGTACAACGATTATGGTGTACAGAAGGAGGAATAAATGGCAACTAAAGAAGAGGCAGTCATTCCGCTAGTTAAGCAGGGGGTTTATGGCATTTTAAATACCGCACTCACGTCTGACGATACAATGTGGTTTGACGAAATGAGTGGAGATTTGGGAGATGCTGGTCGAACAGTTTATTTAGCGATTAAAGCCAGAGCTGCTAGTAATGACCCAAAAGCACCGCTTGTGCCAATGGACATGACCGGACGCGATGTGCGTTTAGTTGGGCATGATGCCCGGGGCGTTTTTAAGAGTGTAGGTTTGGCGACAAAAATCGTTAATGCAACTGCCGGTTTAGTGGAAATGACTTTGCCACGTGCTTTATATCAAGCGGTGGGAGCATACCAAAATGCTGAATTTGAGATTTATGAAAAGCAAGGTAATACAAAAGTTTCATCTGTGCGAGTAGGCTTTGAAGTTTATAACAATCATGCCCACATGACTACTGGTGAGAGCGAGATGTATGTTGATGAGTTTGAGAAATTAAAGCTCAAACTTGAAGCAGCCACTGCTGATGAAATTGACAAGCTAAATCAAAAATTTGGTGATCTCATTGCACAAGTTTCAATTGCCAAGAATAACGCCGATGCATTAAAGCAATTACTCGCAACATGGACTCAAAATATTTCAGATCAGGCAGTCGCTTTGTTGAATGGTGATAATCAGTTCACTGGTAAAAATAATAGCTTCACATATCCTGTCAATGGTTTTATGACAGGGATTACCAATAAAATTTATACAGTAAATGACCCTAAACAGGATATTAATGATGTTAATAAGCTACGTAGTTTACCGGAAGCAACAACTACCATTGATTATTATTCGAATAACGGCACATTGAATAATCCTATGGATAGTAATTACTTTATGGTTGAAACTCGAAAGGCCACTAGGGACACGGTTTTTCAAACCATTACCAATATGAATTTGGTTGATGGTGAGATTAAGGTGCGAACTGTTCAAGCTATGACCTCTCAGCCTGTATTTGGTGATTGGTATACAACGGCAAAGTGGACTCCTTGGCGTACGTTAGCGCCTTACTTAGATAAGCAGTTCGCAGTAGGAAATGTCACACCTATGTATCGCATTGACGGTAATTTGGTGCATATTAAAGGCGATTTAACACCAACTAAAACATTGCCTAATAAGGATGTTACAACAGCCTATACAATGTTTGATAATTTGCCTTTTGATTTTGCTAATGCGCAAGTACGTATTCAAGTTGGTTCAGGTTTGACTACCTTTGCGTTATTTACATCAGGGAAACACATGGAGATGCAAAAATATTCATCTGGAGGTCAACTAGTGCCGATTAATGAAGGCGGTTATATTGGGATGAGTGGCGTATTTAGTTTAGAAAATTAGGGGAGAATAATGACATTTCAAATTTACAATAAAAAACTTGGATTTTGGGTGAACGAAAGTGATACCCCTACACAAGACCCCGATTTGGGGAATACGGAAGTTCCTTTGCCAGGTGAAGTTGGTCAGGGAATCACTTATGCCTTTGATGAAGGCATTCAAATGTGGCGTTCTTATACTGCGGAACAATGGGAAACTTATTTGAATACAAAAGTAGCAGTAACACCAACTCGGGATGACGAATTCCAAATTTCAGTGAGCAGCCAGTTACTCAATTTGTCAAAGACAGTGATCACCTTAACAAACCAGCTCGCGTTTACGACACATTCAGTCACGGAATTACAAACACAAGTCACGGAATTACAAACACAAGTCAAGGAATTACAAACACAAGTAAAGCAGCTCACAGAGACAAAGGGGGAAGCACAGCATGTTTGAGATATATGACCATCTGTATAAGTTAGGTAGGCTTAAGGCAAGCGAGCTTAAAGAAATCGTGATCTATTTAACAGCATTTAATTTAACACCATTGGACTATGAAAAGATTACAGGGAAACCTTGGAATGAAGAAGAATCTAAGACTACTGAAGAAGCTAAGACACCGGAGCAATCTTGATAATGTAGCCTCTCTAATTTGAATGAAATACGGAGGAATACAATATTGAATTTTTGGCCACATGATGCAATCGGTTGGCTTGCGATTATTGTACCTAGTCTTGGAGCGTTGGGCTGGATATTGAACATTTATGTCAAAGAGCCACTTGATCGCTTAGCAACACAATTTGAAAAAATGAAGGATGATACAGACGAACGTTTAGAAAACCATGAACGCCGTATATTGTTTCTTGAAAAGGAAGGAAGAGGTCTTTAAAGTGAATGAATTAATTGCAACCACATCGCTTATGACACCTGTTTTAACTTGGGCTATCACGCAAGCGATTAGTAAAACGCCACTGAATAATCGGTGGTTACCCCTATTAAGTTTATTGATTGGTCTATTGACAGGGCTATTTGTTGGGTACTTTGTAGACCCAGCACACTTAATGATGAATGTCACATTAGGAGCATTCGGAGGAGCTAACGCAACATGGTTAGATCAATTTATCAAACAAACATTTAAGGGGGGAACAAATGAATAAGAAAGTAGCAATGGTCGCACTAGGTGCGGCTTTTTTGTGGGCGGAATGAATACCACAGCAAATGCTGATACAGTCATCCAAAAACGCCATGTACTATCATTTAATCCAGCTCAGGCAGCAGGGTTAACACGGGCACCTTGGAACCAAGTACATTTACACTCAACAGCTAATACACGGGCTACTATGCAAGATGAGGCAACCTATATGTCACGCAGTTATAATAACGCCAACTATACTAATATTGTTGGTTGGAATTATAAAACAGGCAAAGCCGAGTCATGGCAAATTATGCCTAAAGGTGGTGCGTATGATTTGGGTGGTGATTGGAATTGGGACGGTTGGACGTCAATTGAATTTAGCGAAAACATCCCTAACCAAAAGGCGTTCAAACAAGCCTATCAAGCATACATTGACACCGCACGACAAGGTGCGCGAGAAGTGGGCGCTAACCATGCCTTAGATGATGGCACAGGCATTGGACTAATCACGCACGGTTCAGCTTCAGCAACCGGTCATGGTTCAGATCACAATGACCCACTGCCATTCTTAGCGCGTTGGGGTGTTTCTAAAGCACAATTAGCCCGTGATTTACGCACTGGCGTAGCATTTAGCGGAACAGCTCAGGTAAATAAGCCGGCTCAAGCGAATAAGCCAGTGATGGGAAAGCCAAAGCCAAATGTGAAGAATGACGTTGATTATATGCGTCAATATGGTGAAGTTATTTGGAACAAGAAGTGGTTCACGATTAATGAAACCACTAAAATTTCTGGGATCAAACAAGCCTTTTCGTATAATCTTGCAGGGCATCACGTTGGCAAGTATGCGACAAAGGACGAGTGGTTAAATAATGGTATTCCTGTAGACGGGATTAACCGTCAAGGCAATAGGTTGCAATTCAAGCAAAATCGAATGAAAATTGTTGGCTATGATAAGAAGACCAACGCCATTGCAGTGAACGTAAGTGGTTATACAATTTGGGTAGACGCCACCGTAGCACGAAAAGCATAGTTCAAAATAAATAGAAAGAAAAGCTCTAGTAGGTAATCATAACTGGTTACTTACTAGGGCTTTTTTGTTGACAAATATCATAATAATTTGTACTATATATGTATATCAAGTCCCCGAGCGGTAAATGTTCGGGCTTTTTTTATACATTCAGGATGGAAGTGTGGGTTGTTATGGTAAGCGATTTAACTACGAATTCAACATCTGATTTACTAGAA